ACTGTCGTGCGCTAGCTGACAACTAAACACCGGAACAGCATAGTCTGGCCATTTCTTTTCTACAACTTTGTTCACAGTTTTTTCACTGACGCCGCACCGCAGGTCTTTGATAAGGATACGACGATACCACTGGTTCCATTGTGCTTTAGTGGCTCGATTCATTAGTTCAACCACAGTGTCCCTGGCAGCATTGCCGGTGACTGAACGATTAATAAAACCATCAATAATGAAAATAAAACTATCCCAATCCAAGCCAGCACCATCCGCATCTTTTTTCTCCGGAATTTGTTTGAGCCCAAAAGTAATCATGGGATCCAATGCCAATCGGAATCCTTGAAAAAGTTCATCATTGCCGAATTCGGCCTGTGCGAGAATAATAGCTTCCTTATTCAGTCGACTATTATGATCTTCGAGGCTGACAATAACACTGTAGCAGGGATCAGTCATTTAATTTCCTTTTGAATTTGAGCGGCATGTTTGCACTTGCCATGATATTTGTAACCGGTACAGCTACATTGTAGCACATTATCGATGAGTTGGACAATATATTTGTCACCTTTACTGCCAGTGACTGTCCATTTTTGTTCTACAGAATCTTCTTTGATTTTATAATTAAATGTATTCTTGACTGGAACAAAAGTACGACCCCTGGTGCTAATTCGAATAGGGTTCTTAAACGTAAACACAGACTTTTCGCCTGCTTTAATGAAGGCATACATTTTGCTCTTACTATCGTCCAGCAAGTAGATGCCGTTGGGAATAGCATCTTTCCACTTAGTAGTTTCCTGAAAGAATTGCATGATTTAACCTTCTTTAATAGTGTATTATAACACGGTTTGGAAGACCCGTCAACCTCTAGGGTCATTTGATGCTAACAGTCTCGCATTTGAAGTAAGAAACATCACTGTGAACATATCCGATATTGTAACCTTTAATTGTCTTATAATTAAAGGGTTCAACATATTCGTATATTGTCCGGGTATTTGAATCAATTTTAGTTCCTGTTCTCGAAAACCCGTAACAGGTAAATTTAATATCTCCTACTGCTGTCTTATTGCCGTTATAGATATTAATGTCTGCAATAATAACAGCTCCGAAGCCGCCTCTGTTTGTATTAGAGATAGAAACGTTAACATTATCTTTTGGGTCAGGAGCAAAGAATACTGATGCAAAAAACGATACAATCGACCCCACAATCAACAGCCAAATAATAAAAGAGATTAACTTCAACACAAACTTGCCAACGCCCATTTTAGGTTGAACCTGTTTGATTGTTGGTGATTGAAGTTGAACAGATGTATCAAAAGTTGGTTCAATACGTGTCATCGTGTGCTCCAGTGTGTTGCTGTCTATGTATGTATTATACGGCCTTTCGGATAACCCGTCAACCTCTAGGGTCATTCACTAAAGAAGCTGACCAGCGCTCGCAGCACCATGAAGACTAGGATGCCGATGATTATAGAAAGAAGAGTCATTCTTCAACTCCGAAATGTTTCATAATCACTGTGTCGGGTATTGAAGCAATCTCGCCACACTCATATATGTATTGCTCGACTTGGCGTTGACATTCCCGAACAATCAACTCGGCAAATTTTTTGTATGCTGCATCTGCTTCCTCTGCACTCATAGCTCGAGGCCACGGCTTACCGTAGAGATCAACATAGAGTTCAGCCTGTTCAGCAAGTTTTTGAATTTGTTCGTTCATTCTTCAACTCCGAAATGTTTTAGCAAATCTAAAATAGCAAACTCGCAGCCTATCTTTTCACCGTCGGTAATACAATCAGTTTCAATTGTGTTTTCAATTGACTGGGTACATTCTTTCACAATCAACTCGGCGAACTTTTGTTCATCAAATCCAAACTCTAATAATTCGCCGTTGACCCCATAAGTTTCAATACGGCACTGTTCGGCAAGTTCTCGAATTCGTTCGTTCATTGTGTGCTCCTCACTTGGTACGGTTTGTGAGATAGAAGCGGCCGTTGACAACATAGCCGCACATGACAAGTCGCAGGGGGAAACCGTACTCGGCCATGATCTTACGCATCTTTGCGTAATGACCCATTTTGAACTGTTGCTTCATAGTGTGCTCCTTGTTGCGATGTATGTATTATAACAAAATAAAGTTAGCTAGTCAAACCAGCTCAAGTTCTTTGGCTGGGTAAGTAATCTTGCCTTCGTACTCCCACTGGCTCTTTTCGAAGTCTGTGAGGTAGTCGTCGGCAACCACACGATAGCCAATGATATACTCACGGAACGAATCGTTGTCATTCTCAATTTTGCCGCGCACACGGTCAACAATGATGTCAATCATGTCGCACTCGTCGACGCCCTTGACCACATAGTCCGAGCCGCCCTTGGGTTTCCAGTAGGCATCGGCGCCGATGCCCAAAGACCCATCCTCCATCCATGCATAGTTTTCGAATACTTGGGTGGTAATCAACAGTTTGGACATCATCAACTCCTTGTTACTTACTATGCTATTATTATAGCAAAATTGGGAATATTAGTCAACCAAATTCAAACAAACAAATCGCCGTACATTTCTTCGTACACGGCATCAAAGTCTTCGCGGATCCACTCGATGCTGTAGCCATTCAGTGCATACTCATCAGCCATGACCTGTAGATAGCGCAGGGCCTGCTTGGCGGTCATATTCTGATCAGCCATCAGACTCAGGTTGCTACAATGTGCAAAATTATTGCTGTCTTTGTGGGCGCTAACTTGTACGAATTGTTTGATCATTGTTGGCTCCTTTTTACTTACTATGCCATTATTATAGCAAAATTGGGAATATTGGTCAACCAAAATATTTGTTGTAAAAATACAACAAAAATGGGGCTAAAAAGCCCCAAATCTGTTGTTTTTATATAACAAAATAGTATTAAGAACTTAATACCCTAGACACGCTGACAATTACTGCGGCAATACGCCCAATGTCTCGAAGTTGTTCTACTGTGTAGCCTTCCTTTTTCAATGTCTCGTAGTGTGCTTTCACACAGAAGTGACACTTGCCAACAATACTAGCAGCTAAACTATATGCTTCAAATCTGGCTTTAGTTGTGCCACCGTGGTTGGCAATAGCATTCATGCGTAACTGTGCAGGCAGTCCTTTTAGTTGCGGATCATCGGCCATTTCAACATATGGGTACCATACATTGTTTTGTGCCATAATACTGGCCGCAGTCATAGCCGCATCAACCTCTTTGCGGTCTGCAATTTGACTGCCTAGCCAAGTCCAAAATTTACTGTTGCCTGTGGCAAAGGCCGCGGCCATGGCCACTGCTTCAGCTTCTTCAACTGGCAATGTTGAACGCTTAATTACTGCGTCAATGTTTAATTTAGTATCCTTGGCATAATCAGGAATACTTTCTTTTAATGCATCTACCCATGCTGTCATCGTGTTTGTTCTCCTAAAATTTTATATCCTCGTCCAGTGGGATGAACACCATCACCACTCATATTATCTTTGGGTCTGGGAAGGATGGTATCCCCATACTCTTGTGCAATTTTTACAATGGCATCGTGTGGCACTGGCTTACGATCTTTTCCCGGATCGATCCAAAATACACGATTACCTTTGATTGCTTCGCGCATTTTACGCAATTCAAACTCAGTTTTAACACCTTTGTGGTCATTGGCACCCAAACTGATGATCACAGTTTTTGCAGACTGGCCCATTGATTTGGCTAGATAGTCTTTGTTCCATTGCCAACTATTCCAGCCACCTCGGGCATAACTTACACATTCAGGTCTGGCCATAGATACCCCCACAGCAATGCTGTCTCCAACAATCATACAGTCTAACATTGTTAACCTCTTAGAATTTTAATCATACGATGCGCTAAATCGCGAAACCATTTTTCATCATGACCACGAGTTGTTTCTGCTGCTACACCAATACGTACACCCGATGTTTCAGCAAAGCTACGAGTTTCACCTGGTACACCGTTTTTGTTTACAGTGATTCCTTGTAATACTTCTAATGTGTCAGCATACTCTCTCCCACTCATTGACTCGTTGCGTAGATCAATAGTAAACATGTGACATTTAGTGCCGCCACTGACAATATTGACTCCAGCATCAATAAAAGTCTTTGCCATAGCATCAGCATTTAGTCTAACTTGCCTGGCATAGTCTTTAAACTCTGGTTGCAGTGCTTCATAGAAGCATTGTGCTTTACCAGCAATTATATGCATCAGTGGTCCGCCCTGTGTACCCGGAAATACTGCACTGTTAATCTGCTTACTGAAAGTTGGATCATTCCACAAAATCAAACCGCCTCGTGGTCCACGTAGACCTTTGTGTGTTGTAGTGGTAACAACATCTGCATAAGGAAAAGGACTGGGATACTCTCCGCCCACAATCAAACCCGAATAGTGAGCAACGTCTGCTAGTAGCAGTGCTCCTACTGAATCGGCGATTTCACGAAATCTGGCCCAATCGATGATTTGACTATAGGCGCTGGCGCCGGCAATAACTAGTTTGGGTCTTGTATCCCATACTAGCTGTGCCACTTTATCATAGTCGATAAACCCTTGCGTATCGACTCCGTAACTGTGACTGAAAAACCAGCTGCCGCTGACATTGACTTTGGCGCCATGACTTAAATGTCCACCGCTGGCCAAGTCCATGCCCACCACTGTGTCGCCGGGATTTAAGAACGCTTTAAACACTGCTAGGTTAGCATTAGCACCACTATGTGGTTGAACATTGGCATATACACAATCAAATAGCCAAGTGGCATATTCAATGGCAATATTTTCAATCTCATCTACATTAGCACATCCGTTATAGTAACGCTTGCCTGGAAGTCCTTCTGCATACTTGTTGGTTAAGATGCTGCCGCACAAATCCATAACTGCTTGACTAGTATAGTTTTCACTAGCAATTAGTTCAATGGTGTTATTCTGTCTAATGCCTTCATTAAGTAAGGCATTGTGAATTCTTGGGTCTATCATTTAATATTTTCCGCTTGCTAATACAATTTTACAAATGTGTTCTAGACGTTCAATATGTTCAAACGCCCGCCATGGACTGGGATCGATAGCAACTACACCATGTCCTTTAATACCCACAATGTCGTAGGCAATGTTGCCATGGTCATCTAATTCAAGATGCTTGTGACATTGGTCCGCAAGTTCCTGACTGATAGGAGGGACATCACCTACATTATATGCAACTTTAGTATAACGGCTCAATTCAGGAAACTCTCTTGCGATTGCCCCTAATTCAATGCCGGCATGCATGGCAGCAACACAATATGTAGGATGTAAATGAACAACTACACGAACATCATTGCTATGTTGACCCATTTGTTTTTGCAGACCAAAGTGTAAAGGAATTTCTCCACTGGGCTTTAAGTTAGCACTAATGTCAGTATAAGGAAGATCTCGCCAATTGTAGTCGAATGCAGCACTACCAAATCCACTACGAATACTACAATCAATGCCGATCTTTTTAAACTGATCAGGTTGTAGAGTCTGCTTACGCACACCACTGGGCGTGATGTAAAAGTGATCACGGTCGTGGTGTCGTATGCTGACATTACCATCGCGACTGGTGATCCAATTTCTACGATAGGCTTCTACCAGTGTTTCGCAAATGGTTTCTAACATTACAGAGTCTCGCCGCCGATGGTACGGTTACATGCACACAGCTCGCCAGTTTGTAGCGCATCAAGAACACGCAGAGTTTCTTCTGGGCTACGACCAACATTCAAGTTGTTCACAGTAACGTGCTGGATAACGTTGTCTGGGTCGACGATGAATGTGGCGCGAAGTGCAGCACCTGCTGGAGCGTAGAATACGCCAAGCTGTTCAATCAAACTCAACTCACCACGCTGTGTATCTGCGAATTGATTATGGCGAATGTTCTTTAAATCAGCATGAGCATTTTGCCATGCTACTTTACAGAACTCATTGTCTGTGCTACCTGTAAGCAATACTGCGTCACGGTCATCAAAATCTGCGGCTAGTTTGTCGTAGGCTACAATCTCTGTAGGGCAAACGAATGTAAAATCTTTTGGATAGTAAACGATTACTTTCCACTTGCCTTCAAATGACTTTTCTGTAATGTCAAAGAACGCATCTTGTGGTTGTCCAAACTTTACGCCTGTGACTGCGAATGGGGCTAACTTATCACCAACTGTTTTCATATCTTCTCCTTAAATTAAAATGAATACCAATTAAGCATTATACATGTACAATGGTAATTCTTAAAGATTTTTGGTGAAATTACTAAATTTTTGTGATTTAAA